TATTTGATCACTCCAGTGATGTCAGACGGCTCCGAGCTGAAGTCGTTGAACTTGCGCGCACTGTTCGAGCAGTACAATCAGGAGACTGGTCGTGGCTGATCGGGTCTACAGCATCATCACGCCTGCTACTGAGTTCGATCTTCTGACGTTGGAAGAGCTCAAGCTCATATTCGGCATTGCGACGACTGACACGAGCCAAGACGAACTCTACACGCAGTATATCACGACTTACTCAGATATGATCGCCACATATTGCAACCGCGTCTTTGCCTACGAGGAACTCCTCGAGGTGTGGCGTTGCGTCGACTACGATCAGACCAACTCGATGACGCGGCTCTTCATGAGCCATTATCCGTTGGACCCGGCCTATAATATCATCGTTGAGAGTCCAGTGGGTAGCCCACTCGACCCGACAGATTATGTGGTTGAGCTCAAGTCGGGCAAGATCGAGTTGCTGCAATCGAGTCAGGAACCTATCGGTGTGACCTACGCGGGTGGCTACAATTTGCCCGCTGAAGCGCCGCCGGCATTGAAGCAGGCTTGTCTCTTCATGATCCGTTATGGGCAGGCCATGATGCAACGCCTTGGCCTCAGTGGTATTCGCGGTGTCAGCCACAAGGACAGCCGCGTGATGTACTTCGATGCCCTCGCCGCTAAAGCACAAATATTTGGCCCGACGTCCGGCGTTGACGCCGCGAGCAATCTTCTCACGCACTATGTGAGGCTCGAGGTATGATCGAAGCCCAGGTGGATTTTTCGCCGATGGCGAAGCGTCTCGACGCGATGTTGAAGCAGCTCGAGGAGTTTCCGCAGAAGATGTCAGATGAGTTCCTGACGTGGCAGCGCGACGATATGCGGCGCCAAGTTCCTGAGGCGACGCCAGAGGATAATGGCGTGAGTACGATCATAACCCCACGTGGGCAAAATCAGGGACCGCGTCGGCGCCATCGCATCGTTGCCAAGGGCATTGCGGTCAGTCGCATCAAGTCGAACCGTCCGATCCTGCGCCCTGAGTTGTTTGATAGACTCGTGGATCGTATGGACACGCTGCTCGATAACGAGCTGGAGTGGTGATGGCCGTAAATTTCTCAACAGCTGTCTATCTTCCTTGCCAGGAACTGTTCGGCAGGCCCGTGACGTTCACGTCTAAGCTGGGAAACTCATTCAGTGGTCCGAACCGTGGCATCTACACGAGCCGCGAACTGAACGCAGCTCTTGAGGATGGCAGCATCATCACGGATCAAGATACGATCCTCGACATCCGCACCTATGAGTATCCAACACTGCCAGTGCAAGGCGATACAGTCAATATTCCGGTCGAGCCCATATCGGGACTTCCCGCTCTTGGCAGCTTCGAGATCACGAATGTGTGGCACAATGGTGGTGGCGAGGTCACGCTTCAACTCAGGGCTATCGTCCCGTGATCACTGAAAAGCAAAGCACGCTGGTCGACATCCGCGACGCCGTCTACAATGTAGTGACGCCGGACGCGTTCTTCTCGGGCTGGACGTTGCGCAAGACGAAGATGCTGCCGGTACAGCCGGCGCTTATTCCTTACCTCGGCATCTACATCGTTGACGAAGTGATGGTGCCTGACGGTGACGCTAACGCTGGATGCATCAGGTTCAGCCATACGGGGCGTATTGGCTTTTCGATCATCCAGAAGAACAACGATCAGGACGTACTCGAGCAGGCGATCGACCAGGCTTATTGGAAAGTGATGTCCCTAATGTGGACCGACTTGCACTTGATGAATGTGCTGGTCAACAACAATCCGGAGAGTGTGGGCATTGAGAGCGCAGTGCGTGGGACACGGCGTCATCTCTTCGGGTCATCAGGCACCAACAACGAGACGCCATGGGGCGAGCTGCAGTACGAGCTGAACACTTTCTGCCGCACTGAGTGGTATCCCGACATTACTGACACGCTCAATGAGATCGATGTCACCACGGGCATCAAGATCAGTGAGACGCAGGCTGAGCGTGACAACCGCCAGCAGGCTAATGTGGTCTATGACTTCACCGCGAGTCTGGCTGCTCAGCAGGCTCGTCGCGAGAGAGAGCAGCAACGACTAAGGAGACAGCAATGGTTGAGGTGACAATCAAAACCCCGAGCCAACAGATGAAAGACCGAGTCGCGAGGCTTCAGGAAATATCCAAGCGTCCCGGCCTTCGGGTCGAGCCCGCCAACGACACTATGCGGCGCTTGCTCAAGCATCCGCATGGTGGGGGCTTTCGCAGTAGTGGGTCAATCGAGTGGCCTGACGATACGTTCACACGGCGCCGGCTGCGAGATGGGGACATCAAGTTGGTGGAGGGGGACAAGGAAGAGGAAGCCGGTGATGATCGTCCAAGGCGCCGATCAAGAAGTAGTGAGGCCTGAAGCTTCCGACCGCATCGTAACTTGTATCGAGTGCAATTGGTGGGGGCGGCTGGGGCAGGCGGTTGCCGGTGACGCACTAAGATGTCCTAGATGCGGGAGCTCCTGCATAGGTTACGTTGTGCCGGATGTGCCCTTTACTCTGCAATAGAGGAGGCAGACAATGCCAGTCAGTTTTGCTAACATTCCTGCGAATATCAAAGTGCCGCTCTACTGGGTCGAGGTCGATCCGTCCATGGCGGGCCTGCCTTCGATCAACCTCAAGGCTCTCATGGTTGGGATCATGACGGCCGACGGCAACGCCACCGCTGATGTGCCAATGCCTATTGGCTCGCAGTCGCAGGCCGACCAAGCGTTCGGCGCAGGCTCAGAGCTGTCACGCATGTTCCAGGCCTATTACAAGAACAACTTTGCCAACGAGGTGTGGGGTCTGCCCGTTGCTGAGCCTGCTGGTGCGGCTGCGGCTGCGGCGACTATCACGATTACAGCGCCACCGACGGCTGCAGGGACGATCCATCTCTACATCGCGGGTCAGCATGTTCCAGTGAACATCATGACCACGGACACAACGGCTGAGATTGCGACGGCCATTGCCGATGCGATCAATAATGCCTACGTGGCCGGTGATCCCGCGCTGCCCGTCAGCGCTGTCGCCGTGACTAACGCTGTCAATTTGACTTCGCTATTCAAAGGCGTAAACGGCAACGAGATCGCTGTCACTTTGAACTACTACGGCTCGCGTGGCAGCGAGTTCACGCCTCCAGGCCTTGGGCTCACTATGCCTGCGACAGGTGCCTTGACAGGCGGCACCGGCGTTCCTGACTTCGCCAATGCCATCAGTAATATTCAAAAAGAAGCCTACGAGTACGTCGCGTTGCCATACAATGACACCAACTCCATGTTCGCGTGGGACCAAGAGTACGGTTTCACTGATACTGGGCGTTGGGGTTGGCAGCGTCAGCAGTTCGGTCACGTTTTCACGGCCAAGCGCGACACCTACGCCAATCTTCTCACTTACGGCGATAGCCTCAATAGCGGAGTCGAGTCCGTCATGGCCGTAGAGAAGACGAGCCCATCGCCATGCTTTGAGTGGGCTGCTGCCTACGCGGCGAAGGCCCAGCGCGCGTTGATCAATGATCCAGCGCGTCCGCTGCAGACGCTGTCGCTCAACAACGTCAAGGCCGCACCGCTGCAGGATCGCTTCGACTTCGTCGAGCTCAACTCGTTGGCGTCGAACGGTCTCGCCATTCAGGAAGTGGGCAGCGACAATCAGCCGATGATCCTGAGGGAGCAGACCACGTATCAGCTGAACCTCTACGGGCAGTCGGACGATGCCTACGAGCTCGTGACGACTTTGGCGACGTTGGCCAAGCTCCTGCGCAATCAGAAGCAAGCTATCACGTCGAAGTTCCCACGCTCGAAGCTCGCTGACGACGGCACGAAGTTTGGGCCTGGGCAAGCCATCGTCACGCCTGGGATCATCAAGGCCGAGCTCGTCAATGAGTATCAGATGGATATGTGGAACGGCCTGGTCGAGAACCTGCGAGCCTTCAAGGCCAACTTGATCGTCGAGCGCGATCCAAACGACCCGAACCGCGTCAACGTCCTCTACCCGCCTGACCTGATCAACCAGCTGCGCATCTTTGCAGTCCTGGCTCAGTTTCGGCTCCAGTACGACCGCGGGATCGACCTCGAGATCATCGGTCAGGCACCGCCTCCGTATCAAGCCTCAAGCGGCGCGCCGGCGTAACCTGTTGGCTGCTGCGAGGCAGTTGATCCACTTATTGACACAAGGAGAAAGCTATGGCTCAGCGAATGGCCGGTATCGCGTTCCTGACGGTGGACGGGATACAACTCGCCTTGCGCGGCAACTTCACCGTAAGTCCAAGCTCCGTTGAACGTACCATGATCGCCGGCCAAGACGGCGTGCATGGCTATCAAGAGCTACCACGTGTCCCATATATCGAAGGCGATCTCTCGACGGTTCCAGGCCTGTTGCTCGAAGACCTCGAGCAAGAGACCGACGTGACCGTCGTGGCGCAGCTCGCTAACGGGATGCAGTACACCCTCACGGGCGGCACCTGCAAAGCTGGCTTCGAGAACAATACTCGTGACGGCCAAGTGCGCGTGCGCTGGGAGGGTCTCGCCTGCCACGAGTTGTCTATCGTTTAGCACGAGGTTACTATGGCTGAAACTGTACGCCCACTGCGGGAGGGCTTCGTCACGGCGACGCCACCGACGCCGCCCGCTAACCCAGAGCCTCTCGACAATACGCCTCAAGCGCCGTTGCCTTCTCAGGCGAAACTGACGAACATGCCGCCAGAGGAGCCGCTGAGTGAGATCGACTTGGCGCGTGAGGAGATCAACGCCACCCGGGATAAGTGGCCTATCACTGTGCAACTTCTCTACAAGCCCATCAAGAATAATATGGGAGAAGAGGTCACTGCGTTGACGTTCAAGGAGCCGACGGCCGCTGAGATCAATCGCCACGGCAATCCTACGCGCATGTTGTGGGATGGCGAAGTGATCATCGAAGAGCGCAAGATGACCTACATCATGGCGGCGCTCTGTGGTGTCCTGCCGCCGCTTCTCGAGCAAATGGACCCGAGAGACTGGAACTCCTGCGCCCTCAGACTGCGGAAATTTTTTTTAGCAGATTTAAGGGCTTGGGGAGTAATAGTGAAGACGTAGTCCTCGACTGCTATCGTCTCGCCAAGCACTACCACCTCGATCCTCGTATCTTCCTCGCAATGACTATCAGTGAGATCGAGCAGCATATGTACCGCACCGGTCAGATCGAGCAGATGCGACGTGCGGCTGAGGATGATTAGTGCCTGATCAACAAGAAGAACTGAAGCTTGTCGTAACGCTGGTCGACAACGCGTC